ACGTGTGAAAGTGTGAACAAATTATGTAACGAATATTAACAAACTATGAACTATAAAAGATCAATAAAATCCGTACATGAAATTAAAAAATATCACTAGACAAAAAATCAAACCATGGTACTATATAGATGTAACAAGAAAGAAACAAACATCAAACGCAAATAAAGAAAGTGAGGATTGACGCAATGACATTTAATGAAAAGAGAGAGTTAATTTTATTGGCTGAGAAAAATATCAAGAGTGGGAAAAATGTGTCGGAAGTTGAAAGCGAAGATGTTAAAAAGATGATGAAGAAAATTGCCGCTAACGCGGTAAGTATTGGACTCTATAATTTTAACTGTTTTGTTATTTCAAACATTTGCGAGGGCGACTTTACAACAATTAAACCAGGCTGGAAAGACGCTAGAGTTGGGATGGTAAAATGTTTGGCAATAATCAATAATGAGGGTGAAGATCTTATAGACATTTTAGGTCTTGAAGAAATTGAAGACGCGGTGCGTTTTACACTCTTTGAATTAGAGGGGGAAGAACATGAAGGTTAAACCGATTAAAAGAATCAACATTCCAGATTCTACTCGAATAAACTTCGTTGACAAGCGCACCACCATAAAGGAGACTTTATCAGATGGAACAATCAATTTTTACGATCTCGATTCCTCTTTACTCTGTGAGGGGTACTTTACAAATCAAATTAGAGGAGAGCTTCAGAGAGTGGAAACAGAGAAAGTCGTCTATTATACTTTTACTTTTAACAATGGCGACAAAACGCACTATCGCAACTTTTACACGTTACGAGCTAGATTATAATTTTTATGTATCTGGTATACCGCCGTAGAATCATAACACAACACACTATAATAACGGCTGATATTACGTACTATTACACTTCAAGCAAACAATAACACAAAAAAGGAGATTTTAAATTATGAAGAATTTTAAATTGGTATCTGGAGACGAAAAATGCGTAAAGCTTGTAAAAATCAATGGTACAACCGCACTTGCGAAGGACGCTAAACCATCTGGCAAGCTTTTAGGAATCGTAGTTGGTACTGACGATGTGACAGGGAAGATCACCTATTATCTCTGTATGGAAACTGAAGAAGGTTTTGGCATTTACGCAACAGGTGTTACACGTGAAATTGACAAGATTTCCGATTTGTTAACGGATGCTATTGCAGATGGGCATGATTTTATCATTGAATGTACAACAGGTATTTCAAGAAACTCTGGACAGACATTCTTTAAAATTATGGTAAGAAGCTTTTAAAATGCAGCAAACGGTCAACAGTGCGGTTGACTCCAAATAATAGAACGGAAGCTAATCAAGTTTGTTCATTTTACATCAATAAGGGGACTGGTAACAGTCCCTTTTATAATTACATAATGTTAACAATTTGTTTACAAAATATCTAATATTTGTTCATATTTATATGTTAAACTGAAAGAACAAAAATGAAAGTGAGGTATTGAATATGTATTTAGAAAGCCAATTATTAGAACTTCAACACGCTATTGTATTGAGAGCATTAGACGATATCAAAACACCTGTTTTGCGACTGAAGTATTACAGAGAAGTTAAAGAATCGCTTGAATTATACGCACCACTGTATCACATGACAGCGGAAGAAATGATTCAAAGCGCAATAGCAAGCGGCTACATCGAGCCTTTTACAGAAAGAGAGGTAGAGGAGTATGGCAAGTAAGCAAAAAGAGCGTGTTGGCGAAGTCCAACGCGCAAAAGGTGTATTATATGAAGTATCTAACGATAAGTACACGCTACTTAAACAGCACTACACAAAACAAGAGCTTCTGTTACTTCTAAGAACTTTAGGTAAAAGAGCACAAACCAGATTAAAAACATTAAGCACATATTTCAGTGAACGCGGTAAAAAGTACACTGGACAAATCAACCCAGTATATGACAGATATAAAGGATTTGACATAAAATATCAAGGATTGTCTACGCAAGCTCTTTATAAGAAAGTTAGAACGGCAATCGACATTTTAAATGCTAAACAGTCAACTTATAGCGGCTACGTAAAATTACAACACACAGCATTCAACAAGTTAAAAGAGAATCACCCAAAACTCAAAGATTTAACATTTGACCAATGGCAAGCAATGGTTGTATACATGGGCATGTGGCAATCAGCGCATGAAGGTGAGCAGTACGATAGTGAAACGTTACTAAGTAATGCTAAATGGTCATATGAGACAGGTCAATGGGGACCGTTTGAGTTTGAGAAAGTTGATCTTGATAAATGGTTTTTAGACGTTCAACGTGAAGGTTCATCTGGACAATGGTTAGACTTGAAAGAGGATTTTGACGACATTTAAGGCGAGGTGTAAACAATGGCAAAACGAAAAGAAAAAATTTCATATTGTAAAAAGTTTCTTTGTTTTGACATTGAAACGACTCACGAACACATAACAGAAGATTGTGACATAATCTATACATGGCATTGGTCAGTGATGGATAGTGACTATAACTATAACACATGCTCATCATGGTCAAATTTATATGATTACTTGCATAGCCAATATCAAACATTTGCAACTCAAGGCGAGAACCGAATTATTGTTTATGTACATAACTTATCATATGAAATGGAAGCTATAATAAGAAACCTAGAAGGACACACCATGACAGGCGGTTTCTACATGGATACGCACGAACCCTTATATCTTATCATTGATGATGTACTAGAGTTTCGTTGCTCATACAAGCTTACGAATAAAGGTCTTGCGGCATGTGGAAAAGACGTAGGACTTGAAAAGCTTGAAATGAACTATAAAGATATCGTAAAACCTGGTGAAACATTGCCGCAAGACAAAGAACGCTACACATATCGAGATGTTGAAATCATGGTGGCGAAAATCCATCAGTTGGAAGAACAGGAAGGTAAACCTTTTTACGAATTTCCATACACAAATACGGGATTTTTACGTGATGAGCTTCGCGCTATTATGAAAAAAGATGCTAAGTGGATGAAGATGTTTAGGAATACTTCGCTTGACTATGACAGATATGTGATTTGTCGAAAAGCTTTCATGGGCGGCTATACACACGCTAACTACATGTACGCGGGGCAAATCATGGAAAACGTTGATAGTTACGATTTTGGTAGTGCCTATCCTTTTGCCATAGCAACAGAAAAATTCCCAGTAGCACCGCTTAAACGCTTGCCAAATGCGAATATTTATGACTTAAAACGTCTACTCAACACAGATAATTATTTATTTATCTGCACCATCACAGCAAAGAACGTTCGCGCAAGAGGTACGATGACATACTTATCATCATCGCATTGTGAAGTATCAAGTGATAGTGTTTTGGACAATGGTAGAATTTTTAAGGCTGATATGATAAAAACAACATGTACTAGCCTTGATCTTGCTATTATTTTGCGAATGTACAAGATTGATGCAATCCGAGTAGATGAATGTTACTATTGTAGAGCTGATTATTTGCCATCTGGTATTGTTTGCACAATGTTAAAGTATTACAACAACAAACAAAGTTTAAAACATGTAAAAGGCGAAGAATTAAACTACGCAAAAGCAAAAAACCGCGTAAATTCTTTTTATGGTATGTTTGTGCAAGACCCTATTCACGATGTTGTTACACTTGACGGCACGAAGTGGACTTTAGACCACTGTGCTATCACAAACAAAGAGGAAATTTCCGCGCAACTTGAGAAATTTTATAAATCGTTTAGAAGTTTTTTACCTTATCAAATTGGTGTTTTTATACCCGCGTGGACACGCTATCATTTAATGCATGATATAGTGTCAAAGATTGATAGAAATGTGCTCTACTGTGATACAGACAGCGCGAAAGTTATCAATCGAGAAGAATGCTTGGAAGTAATAAACGGATATAACGAATATGCAAAATATAAGATTGACTTAGCAATAAAACGCTATGGTTTAGATTATAAACTACCAGATTTAGGAATTTTTGATTGGGAAACCGAAAAAACTGGTGCATGGTTGAAATTTAAAACTTTTGGCGCGAAGAAATATATATATCAAGATACTGATAACAAATTGTATATGACTGTATCTGGACTCTCGAAGAAAGCTGTAAACTATCTTTCATCAATCGAAGATTTTGAAATTTTTACAACCTTCGACAAAGATGTATCTGGACGTACAATATCACACCCAACAACAAACGCAATTCCTACATATGATAACGGGGGAACTTGGATAGAAGATACTACATATACTCTATCAATCTCACCCGAATATGGCGCTTTGATTGGAATAGACGTTTATAGCATCAAGCCGACAATAATAACAAAAGACGGAAAGAAAGAAAATACAGATATAGATATAAGTAAACGTTTAGAAAAGTTTACGGTAAAAACCAAACATTTATCACCAATAATATTAGAAAAGATAGGAGAATAACATGGAAATTGAAAATCTTTATATAACAGTAGGTGACGAAACCTATATAAACATTCCATCATTGTATACTTTAAACGCTGATGTTTACATTGTTTTTGGTGAACGCTCAGCTGGTAAAACATACTCTGTTTTCAAGGGATTGTTTGACGACTATAACGCGACTGGTGCGCAATTTGTATACATGCGTACACGCGAAGATTATCTTATCCGTGGTAGAGCATGGGGTGCAGTCGCCAACATCAAGCCGTATGTTGAAAAAACGCTATGGAAAGAAGAAGCGAACTTGAATTACTATAGTGGTGTTTACCGCAAACAAGAATTGGGACGTAACAATAAATGGGTATACTCACCATGTGGCTATAGTTCTTCAATAGCTTCATGGATGAAATACAAAGGTAATGGATACGATAGCGTTAAAACTATATTTTTAGATGAATTTATCGAAGATGTTGACACTACTACAATTATACCACTTTCCAGAAATGAATTTTTGAAAGGTTATAGTCAACAGCTTTCAACTATAGTTAGAAGAAGAAAAGATGTTAAAATTGTAGCATGTGCAAACAGTATCAACCCCAAAAGCCCTCTGTTTGATTATTACAACATTGATGCACGTAAACTAGAACAGGGAAAAGTTTATATTTTCAATCGCAAAATTGACGATGGTGATACACTGAAAATTTGTGTGCTGTACACCGAACCGCCAAAAAAAGCGCACGTGTCAAAGCATCTTGCCGTTTACGAGTCCCAAACAAACGACATGACTATAAACGGAGCTTGGCAAGAGGAAGTCTATCCTGAAATTTTTAATCACTTGTCATGGAAATGGTACGCGGAGTTGACGGTGAAAACCAACCGTGTCTATATAGCAGATTTTGGAATAACAGTTATTTTTCCAGAAAAACAACGTTGTCCAATGGTAATTGTAGACGGTAAATATAAATCAAAAAACAATATACTCACAAATGAGCTATATTTACCGACAACTAGAAAATTGATTGAGTGGATGTTATATTATAAACGCACTTCCCAAATCTGTGCGAGTTCAAAAACAGCATCAGAAAAATTCAATGACTTAATCAAACGTGTACTTATTGACAGAAATTAAATATATGTTAAACTATAGTTAGGGACTACCAGACAGACCGCGAAGAGCGGGGTAGTTGTGCAAACTGTCAGCACGGGCGTGGAGACACGCCCACCTTTTAGAAAGTGAGGTGTTGTGATGGATGTAAGTGCGGTAACACAAATAATTACAAGTGTAGGCTTTCCTATCTGCATGACGTTAATCTTATGCTATTACATTAAGTATCAAACGGATGTACATAAAGAGGAAACAAAAGAGCTTACAAATGCAATCAATTCTTTGAGAGATATGATATCGGAAATCAAAACAAAATTAGAAGATGAGGTGAAAGCATGACATATTATGAGGTTATTAAAAAAGCGCTATTTATGTTTTATCACCGTGATGAATATGCATATTTTTACGGTGCAAAAGGGCAAGTCCTAACCGATGAAGTGATGAACACACTTATCAGTCTCGAACCCGCCTATTTTTCAAAGTATACAACGCAAGAGTTAGCCGCTTATAAAGCATTCTCGCGTGGCAAAATTGGATATGATTGTAGCGGCTTCGTGTCCGCTGTCGTAGGTGTACAAAATTACAGCACCGGACACTATCATGACGGAGCAGAAAAGACTACACCGCTTTTAGGAACAGAAGGAAACGGATTGTATTCATCTTTTGGCGGTAAAGGTAGACATGTCGGCATTGACATTGGCTACGGTTTCTTTCTGCACATGCCAAAAGAGGGACACACCATTGAATTAGGCAGAATAGCAGAATATGAATGGGAGCACAGTTTTCACTTTGCGAATATTAACTATGAGGGGGCGAAAGCATGATTGATATTGATAAGATGGTAACAACTTTAAGTATTCCCGATGGAATGACAGTTGATGAAATGCGAAGAATTGTTGTAGACGTGCTCGATATGGCAAAAGCTTCAAATGAAGCTGAGAAAGCCATTGCGACAGAAAACGCAACACTAAAAACGGAAAATGACCGACTCAGCAAGCAGAACTTGGAGTTGTTCAACCGTGTGACAACTTCTATTTCTCCGTCCACAAAAACAAAGGATGATGACGATGACGAAAAAGAGGAAGTCACAACAGACGACATTTTAAGCTATTATAGCTAATGTATAGAAAGTGAGGTATAAAATTATGGCAAAAACAACAAAACCGCTGTCAAGCGCACAGCGCGGTGTCAATCTTTTTAACGATGCGAGAAAGAATTCCTCAAACGAATACATGAGGGCAACAGGCGAAGTTACCGTGGCAACGTCAATTTCTCACGCAATGACACCAATCGTAAAGTATGCACCATTTATGAACGAATTTCTGCACTATGTTGTAAACAAGATCGTCATACAGTCTGTGGAATCTAAGATGTATACCAATCAGTATGAAATGTTAAAAAAGGAAGGTTTTCCACTTGGAACTGATATGGAAATGAACTACGTCAATCCTGCCATGGGGCGTGATTATGACATTTCTCTTGGAGCAACGCTTTTACAAGTTACAAAACCAGACGTTAAAACTTGTTATTTCCGACAGAATCGTAGACGACAGTTTCCGGTAACAATTCCTCGTGAACTTATGGAAGGTGCATTTACATCATGGGAACAGCTCGATAGTATGGTAACAGGCATGGTAACAAGTCTTTACAGCGGTAATGAAATCGAGGAAGAAAACCTCATCAAGAAGTTAATCCAGACTTCTGTAAAAAATGGTGTTGTGATCAAGAAAGAAATTGCATGGGACGATAATGACCCTGCAAATTCATCTGTCACATTTATCAAGACAATTCAGAAAATTGCACTTGATATCACTCACGCAAGTAGCAACTTCAACAATTATCAAGCATACGCGACCGCACAGGGAATTGCAGATGCAACACCTGCTATTACATGGACACCATCTGAAAATCTCTATTTGTTTGTAAGAAGTGACGTTTTAGTTAACTGCAACGTTGAGACATTAGCGGGTGCTTTCAACATGAGCAAAGCTGACTTGGTTGGACGTGTGACACCTTTCCCAGACTTCAGCTACTTAGATTTTGAATCTGCAATTGATCATGTGACAAAGTACTGGAAAACCATTACAGACGATCAGAATATTTTAGCCGTATTAGCGGATGTTAATACTTTCGAGTACCGCGACAACTTAAGTACAAGTGGTGACTTCTACAATGCCGCGGGAATGTATCAGAATCAGTACTTAAACGTTTGGCAGACATACGGCATTAGACCGTGGGGAAATGCTGTTGCAATTTGTAAAAATGCATAAATAGGGGGGGATAATATGACAACTGTATACTTGTTCGACTCGCCATTTGACGACAGCGGTAAACACTTGTTGATCCCAGCAGAAAGAAACGCTGAGGGGTTTTTAAAAGAACTTCTCAGCGTTCTTCCTTATAAACGTTATGATAACGTGACATGGGAACGACAGGGGCAGACTTTTCGCTGTCCAGTCCGCGCGGATGAGTTGAAACGCTATAATTACATGGCATATCAAAATGAAACGAGACTTGAATTCGCGTACATCATTGATTATCAGTATGTAAACAATAAGCTGACATATGTAAACACATCTGTTGATTATTGGGCGACATACATCGACAAATACACATTCCATCCGTCACCAATTGTCAGACAACATCCGGCTTCAGACGGTCTTTTTGCAAACTTTTATCCCGAACCAACACAAGTTGACAGGTGGGAAATTGCACGAACTGAGTATGGATTTCATAAAGATGATGATGACAGCGTTTATCTTATGACAGCAAACGACACTGATACATACAAAGATAGATCGAGCGATTTCTACGCGGCAATTGCAAATTTCGCCATGGGCGATTACGGGCAAATCAATAATTTCTTTTCGTTGGTATCTGTCAACCCTTGCGAATGTGGCGGCATAGTCCAAAGTAACACAAGTAAGCTTTCAAGAGCACAAGCGTTAGAAGTAGTTAAACGCTATGCAAAATGTGGCAGACAGGAAGATATTATCGGAGCTTATCACGTACCTAAATTTTTTGCTAGTGACATAAGCGGCGAAAATCTGGACAAAGTTGACAACCGCACAGGTGTTTTAGAGCTAACACAATCTTTTGTTGAAAAACCTTTATGGAATAAACTATATACTTCCCCACAATTTAACAAATTAACAGTTAATTGCGGTGGTAGTGCTAAAGAATATGACTTTAGATATTTTGATGAATCTGCACTTTTAGCCAAAAAGTTTACGTTCAAGTGGGCGGCTAATCAATCCCAATTGGGCGGCATCGTAATTACACCCGAACAGTACGGAAACGGCACGAATGGCGACTATTCCCTTGCAAGTAGTACGTGGGATAGTGTTCAACTTTCGACTACACAGTTAAACAACAGTGGCGTCATGCGCGATTTTGGTAATTTTGGCGTGGCATCAATCGGAAATTTATTTTCTCTTGATATCAAGGGGGAACTTCAAGCCGCGGAAACTTTTGCAGAAAATTTGGGTGCAAAATTTGAAGAATCAGACCTAACAATTGGAAATCCTACTGGAACTATCGCAATGTATAACGCACTTTTCCCTATGATTTCTGTTGCATGGTATTATCCATCTTTGCAAGATATCAAAAAATTTAACAACTACTTCTGCATGTACGGCTACAACTACAATGGCAGTCTTGCCGACATTGTAATTGATTCGTTGCCAATTGTGAACTATGTACACACAAGCGGTGCGATTGTCACGGCAAATGACGCGCCACAAAACGCAATCGCATACATAACAAATCGCCTTGATAGTGGTGTGTGGTTTTGGCATGGCATTTCAAATTTTAAACACACTGATAAAATATTGGAAAATCATTTTCCAGAAAGTGAGGGCGGTTGATATGGCAACATATATTGGTGAAGCTTCAAAAGATGAAAACGGCAATTTATGGGGTGGTAGAGACGGAGATCAAAACGGACTTGAAGTCCGCGTAACAGGGTGGTTTCCACAAACTGGAGACGGTAGGCGCTGGGATTGGGTGGCACGTATTCGCAACCGCCCAGACGTCGCCCGTGGAATTGCTACACTTATGATAGAATCATGCGACAATCAAAATGTTGGTTACAATCAACATAGAAGGGAAACTTTTACAAATGAGTGTCGAAAAGTCGGGTGGAAACCAAAAGACGTTAAAGTACCTTGCGCAACTGACTGCTCTGCTTTAGTTGCATGTATATTAAATTGTCTTAATATTTTCGTTAGCACAAGTATGAACACATACAATGAATTAGAACAGCTTAAAAACACAGAGCTGTTTGATATATTGTATGACAGTAAATATTTGACAACAGGTGATAACTTGCAAGTGGGCGACATTCTACACATGCCTGGGCATACGGCTATAGTTGTACAAAATTCAGAATCGACACAGCCTGTTCCGGAAGAAAAGAAAGAAAATGAGCAAGTTGGTGCGCGAATGTGGATAAATTGGCAATATTTTGAATCTGGTAAAGAATATTCAGATATTAGCGGTTGGTATATAAACGGTGACGGTGGGCAAGCTTACGGGCGATATCAGTTTGACTATGAATACGGTTTAGTTCCGTTTATGCAATTTTGTGTGCAACAGTATCCGAACCTCTTTAGCGGTTTTCAACCGTACATCGATTTGGGAGTAAAAAATCCCGCACTTATCAATAACGCTGGATTAAAACAGCTTTTCATCGACTACACAAATAATCACTTGGCAGAATTTTCAAAAATGCAAAATTGGGCGATGTTTAACGACTATTACCAATTGATACGAACCAACATACAAAAACATTTGGGCTATGATGTATCTAACATCGGTGCTTATGCTGTTGGCACTGCCGCAAGTATCGCAATTCGCGACAGTGGTCATTGGGATGCTGTACAAGATATTTTTGTTGGCACAACAGGAAAAGAGACAGAAAGTGATTGGATAAAATTGGTCATGGCACGTCAAAACGCTAAAACTGGTTACTATGACGGAGACAGATGGACAAATACACAGTACAACCGCGTCTTTGCTGACATGGCGTCCCAAACAGGCGTTATTCAAATTGGCGAAGGTACAATTTCAGACTCAGACTCAAAAGCCCCCGTCAATCCGGCTGGTGGAAATGCTGGAAGTGCAACTGGTAGTGGCACAACTGAGGTTGTACAACCAACAACACCGCCCCCACCAATAGGGGGAATTGATGCTAGAAGCATGTTTTGTCCGTATTGGTCTTTGAAATACTTTGCGAATGTTTTGCCACTGAAAATTGGTAATTGACAATGACGGTCAATATGGTAAAATGAGGGTGGAAGTCTGAGGGCTGAGGGGTGAGGGGTGAGGGATAAATGCTCAACGTTCCACGTGGAACGTTGATTGTAGAAAGTGAGGTGTTTGAATGGCTAAAAGAAATATAAAAAATCAGAATACACAGACGGAAAATCTTTTAACTATCGGTTTGTATTATACTTTCTTGCGTAGGATTGCTGTTGATGCGTGGACGTTTGAGGGGTTGCCATTTGATGACGATGACGTTTACCGACATGCAAATAACATTCTCAATGAAAATTTTGTACTTGGTAAGTTAGGGGGACTCTGGAAAGAAGATGGATTTTATGTTGTCGGAGATTGCACAACATCAAGTACTAAGACGTGGTATGGCGGTGCAACAAAGTATCAATGTAAGACGTTCGTGAATACGGTTAGTAAAGACTTGAGCGAAGTTGCTACATTGACGGCTAGCTTGTCACCGTACACAGACTATGACGTTGTTTCCATTAACGGTTTATGTCGACACTATGCCGCGTTGCTTTACGAATGCGACAGGTGTATAAATGTGAATTTAAAGGCACAGAATACACCCGCCATTCTTAATGCGCCAGATGGACAGGAGCTAACGTTTGCCAATCTGTATGAAGAAATTGCAGGGCATAAACCAGTTGTTTATACGAGAGATATGTCACCTTTGAAAAGTCAGTATGACGATATACGTCAAATCGTCTACCAGACACCCGCGCCATTTGTTGCGGGAAATGTTGAGCAGTTAAAGTCTATGTTAATGTCGGATTTTATGTTTATGTTGGGTGTTAACGGTAGAACACAAAGCAAAGTTGCGCAAGTTTCGAGTCTTGAAGTTATGCAAGATGCACCTACACTTATGGTTTTAAGAAATTCCTATGAACAGGCGAGACAAAATTTCTGTGATCAATGTAACAAAAAATTTGGCTTAAATGTTAAGGCAACGTTTAATGACTCAAATATTGGTGATGTTGGTTTACTTGACCAATTCAGTGTCATGGACACAAACAGAGAGACAGTGAAGGAAGTTAAGAACAGCGGTTTAGAAGCTCAAGAAAGTGAGGGTGAGGATAATGACAATTCCAATGATTGACACTAATTTTTTGGACAATGATAAGTATTGGTATGATGTGGGGGCGGCTTATACGCTCCATGTATATGATATTTTGCAGAATGCTCAAGTCGGAAATGACAGGAAGTCTAATAAGAGCTTGTTTGATAATTATAATTTTGCGGCTTTTGGGCTTGACGATTATCCGCTTTTCAGTGAGGAATTTAGAAAGCCAATTAACGATATGATCATTCGGCATTTTCTGGAGTGGGAAATTGGTTATGAGACAGATTTTCTTTTCCGTGAGCACATGAGAGGTGATATGGCGCGAATTATGCCCGAACTGAATATCAAGCTTAAGGCACGGTTTGAAGCGTATAACGCAAAGAATATGTTTGAAACGGACAACAGCAAAAACGTTCATAATTCCGATGATTGGCACAAGTTTCTTGACACACCGCAAGGGCAAACGGATTTGCTCGATGACAATTATCTGACAAATGTGAGCAAAAATCATGTTGATGATAGCACAACTCACACGGGGTCAAGCGGAACAGCCGCGTCTAATGCACAGAGCTACACGACAGCGGTTTGGGATTTTGAGACGGAAATTTGTGATAAACTGAAACATAATTTTTTGGGGCTTTTTAGGTGATTGACGAAAGCGGAACTTGTGTTATAATGTGAGTAGAATTATGAAAGTGAGGTGTAACTATGGCGAATATACCTATTATCAATCCGCCTAACAAAGAGCATTTGGGCTTTTGTTGGCATCATCAATTTACGATTCCTTTGCTTTTTGATGATTGTTTGTCGCTTTTACAGAAGGTTTGCGCTTTGTGGGCGAAATTGAATGATGTTATTGACGCATTGAATGAATTTAATGACGAATTTAATGCGTGGGCAAAAAGTGTAGAAGAATCATTAAAAGATTTGTATGCGAAGTATGAAGCGTTGGACACTAGAGTAACAAATATCGAGGAGCAGTTGCAAAATATTCAGACTGAATTGAATAATATTAAAAATGACATTACAAATATCAATCAACGTGTAGACAATATCGAAAATAGAGTGTCAAATATCGAAAATGAAATTACAGATATTAAGCAGTCAATTTCCAACATTAACAATTCTATTACTCAGATTCAAGCTGACATGACAGCATTAGAGGCAAGGGTGAAAAAGTTGGAAGATTTGTTGAAGAATCTTAACATCATTCCACCTCAGACAATTCTTGATTTAACCGACAATGATTCAGTCTGGGCGACCGTTTGGGGCGCATGGTGGGACTGGTTTTGCACAAATATTATTGACTTCGCAAGCGGTGACAGTAAATCAAACTGGGAATTATCCAACAATTTAAAATGGCATGACACAGTGACAAAACCGAAACGAACTATTCAAATAGGCTATTTAGGTCAACCTGTTGCTCTTGTAAAGTTACCATTCATTGCGGTACGTAAAAGCGTCTGGACTTCTAAACCAACCATTCCACAAATAAATGCTGTTGCACCAAATTTCAAGGCTGATGCTTTATATCCCGCTAATGGTTTTTTCAACCTTACATTAACACAAGAGTTTGGGTACACGATGGATGAAGTTAAGCTTATGACAAGTTACATTCCTTTTTTAACTAAAGACAGTACCATTGTTAAAATTGATAATAAGTGGGCATATACAAGTTTTGCTGTACAAGCCGATGTACGTTTACAAATTCCAAAAACTGGAACTAATGCAAAACTTGCAATTGTGCCACAAAGCATTACCTTAGCGGCTGTCCCAAATGCAGAAGATGTATCAATTGCAACAGCTTGGGATTTATATATTTATTGTATCGCTGAGAATGGTTAATTAGAAAGAGAGGTATTATATATGGATTTATTGAAATATTTAGAACCAATGAAGAATTTACCAGACAGGTTTTCCAATCTTGCGTTTTGGCGTGGGGTGAGAAACTTAAAAGATTGTGTGGTTAATGCGTTCGAGTATGTGGATAGTTGGGGGGAAAGTATCGAGCATGATATATCATCATTACAGAAAACAAAGATTGTACGATATGCTAGTGAATACATTGATGATCTCCCCACTGTGAGCGTAGTTTACAATCTGGATGACCATTATTGGCATGGAAACGTTGGCGATATTTCAATTAACAAACAAGATAATGATATTGTCATTCCACTGGGGTTCACATTCAAGGCTTATAAAACAGATGCTACATTTGCTACTCACATTTTTTTACCTTTTGGAGATTGTGTTATTGATACCACACCTGCTAAGACTATTTCATTGAAGAATATTCATACCACCAATGTGACATATAATTTCAATAATGAGCCGCTTATTGCGAAAGAAATTTTTATATACGGCTATGGTGTGAAGTTCGGATCTTAATAAATACAGCCACCAATGGTGGCTGTATTTTTTGTTATTTGGTTGGGAATGTGATTTCAAGAAGATAGGTAAGGGATGCTAAGACGAATGCCATGCTCATAAACTCTTTTGAAGTTTCAACCTTTTGGACTTCTTGAAAAAATGATGCAATCATTCGTTTTGTTGTTTTGTCCTTGCCATATTTGAGAATTAATTCTCCGATTTCATCATACATCTGGTATTTCTGTTTTGTGGTTAATGCATCCATGTCAAATCCTCGCTTTCTTTATTTTTCCATTTAATTCTGTTTACGTCAATCTTATACTTATTGGCTCTGCCATAATCTTTGTTGATATATGCGTACGCTCCTAGAATATCATTGAAAATATTGTCTCCATTATAGGCAATTGTGTTATTATAAGCAAAAATTGTATAACCTTCGCGGTGTCGCTTATATAAGTTACACTCTAATGATTCCACAGTTACCACTGTCCATTCACTACCCGTATAACAAGGGATATAAACTCTCATGTTAGCCCCTCACTTTCTATCATCAACACCGCTTACGCGTATAATATCTACCAAAATCTTACTGCCGCGTGTTGCGGAAATGAATTTGTTTGCCGCTTCATTTTCGTTATTTCCTGTTACTGTTGTATAGTCATTTTGGTCAAAGTCTATGTCATAATACTCGATTAAATATAACTTCATGCTTTAACCTCACTCTCTCCTGTTAATCTCTTGTGGATATCGTCACGAGCCACCCAGTATTCAATCGTCATATAATTCGTTGATCTTCTGCCTTTATAGAAGCATGGTCTTGTGCGAACTACGCCTTTTCCATACTTTCCATTATATGCGTGTACGGTTGAACAACCATCGTTCATGTAGCCTGGAACGTCTGCACTTGTGACATAGTGCAAACCGCGTCTGTGACAGTAGTCAATTGTATCGTCAAGTAATGCGTTCATTTCTGGTACATTGTCGATTGTGTTGCGCTTATAAATTCCATAAAGATTCATATTTCCTTCTTTCTCTCCGTATAGCCGTTAAGTCAGCTGTGATATCAATACTTCAGTATGTATCTATTATATCTTCTCGATTTATGTAAACCTGTTGCTTCTTCAACCCTTGACGTCCATAGCCCACACTCAACATTGCACATGGAAATTTTTCTAGTAAAATAATTGATATAATCCTGAGAAATTTTGTTTTCGACAACTAACTCATTGTTTCTAATATACATTTTGTCAAGTCGTCTCTCATAAGCACTCACAGATTTGCACTTGTGCAAATCTTGAATCAATTCCTTGAGTTCTCTGTACAGTTTTAAATATAACTGTCGCTTTTCGTCAAGCATATCAAAATCGAGGTTGGCGAGAGTGTTGAGGCTAACGTGATGCCATTCGAAATTTTTAATTGCTTTTTTCTCATTCTCTTTATTTTTTCGACAGCAATATTCCATTCTATAATTTTCAGTGTCAAATCTTGTGCAAAAATGTGTACATACTCTGCACGGTAATGACATTTCATTGTGTTCGGGGTGTGCGGCTTTGTATTCGTCTGTATACATTAAATTGCGATACTCAAAATTTATAGTTGGGGTACTATGCGTTTCCATAAGGTAATTGATTCTGTCGTGTTCGGTTGACTCCTTGCTGTCTAAAATTTCCTCATATTCGTTATAATCTTCTGTTGCTTCTTCGATTTTTGAGGATTCTGAGGTTTCTGTTGCTTCAATATCTGTCTCATATGCAAGATCTTCCACCTTATCAAGAACTTTATACATTGACTTAACCTGTGTATCTTCAATTGTCATTTCTTTGGTGTGTCCCTTACCAGATACATAATATGTGATAACATCATCATCATCATATGCGCATACCCATGAATACTTACCATTTAATAAGAAAGATATCTGTACAGCGTGAATATCACAATCATCATCATGTGTGATAGCTGTTTCAATATTACCAAAACGCGCTATAATCATCTTCTTTAAACGATTGATATAATTCTCAGCATTCTTTACTAACATAGTTTTAACCTTTCTTCAAGTCTTTCCTTGACGTCTTTGTTTTTTCTTTTTCTCTTTCTGATTATATTATAGCAAATATCAGAATATAAACAATGATATAATTTAACCTCTTATCAGAAGATTTCTTGATATTATTTAGTTCATAGTTTGTTAATAATTGTGACATGATTTGTTCATACTTTCACACGC